TGACTGCCGTACAAGTTGCATTCCCGGTCCCGGCCAGAGTCCCTGTCGTAGGAACGCTGACCTTGACGCGACCGAGCACCGAACCGCGCACCAGATTCTGTCCGGCCGCGATCAGAACATCTTCGGTCACAAGCTTCTTATCACCACCGCTAAGATTATCGGGAGTGAAGGTCCCCTGTTCTGTTACTCCTGCCATAAGAAACCTCCGTTTATGAAATTGAAATTGTTACACGAATCCTTAACTATTTACTTCCGATACGATTTCATTCCCGAAACGATTGCGCCGACAAGAGCTTCATCCGCTTCTTGCCTTGCATTCGCCGGGGATTGCGTCCCAAGTCCGGTCGCCAGATTTGCCAAATCCTGGCCGTCTTTCTTGAGATCCGCTTGCATCTTGTCGAGATCCGCCTGCTGAGCGGAGAGAACAAGAGCCGCAATATCGTTGGCATTCTTGGTCATATCGAACTTGTGCTCAGCAACGACCTTCTCCGACCCGGGAACTTTAATCGCTTCGATTGCTTTGATCCTGGCATTCTCAGCTTCTGCCCCCTCTTTCCGCGCGGTCTCAATTTTACCGCCGACTTCAGTTTCTGCCTCCGCGCGTCCCAGAGTGATCACCTCTGCGTAGACTGCCGGATGCTCTGCTTTAAGAGTCTTGACATCCATAGAACCTCCCGTAAATAGTAGTGAAAGTGAATTGGCCTTCTGTGCCTGCTGCTCTTGAACCAGCATCTCAAGACTCCCGATCCGGTCAGCGAGGCCTCTCTGAATCGCATCTTCTCCGACAAACATCTTTCCCTGACCGTAGTTCTCGGTCACTTCAGATGCTTGTATCCCGCGATACTTCGCAACTCCACCGATAAACACTTCTGCCATTCTGTCAACGGCTTCCTGAATCTGTGCACGACCTCCTGTCGTGGTTGGATCGGGTCTTTTATATGGTGATTGACTGGATACTATTTCAATATCCTGAACTCCCTTTGATTCGTTCTGTTTCCGCCGATCCGTATATCCTGCAACGACGCCGATAGATCCTACCTCGGCAGTAGAACTCATAACAATCTCAGATGCGGCGGATGCGATCCAATATGCTGCAGATGCACCAAGTCCATATACATAGGCAGTAATCGGCTTCTTATCTCTTGACTGGAAGATCATGTCCGCGAATTCGCCAATGCCAGTGACCTCTCCGCCAGGACTGTCAATGTTTAAGACAATCGCGTCAACCTGTTTGCTTTCAAGAGCAACATTGAAATCGTATGCCAAAGACTGAACGGAAACTCCTCCGCTCATGGTCATAAGATTTGCTCTTGGAAAAATCGGGCCGATCACTGGGAGTACAGCGGTCGAATCGGCAAGCGAAACACGTCTTGTGCCATCCAGGATGGGATAGTTGTTTGCTTCAAGAGCTTCGAAATTGATAGAGCCATCTTGGGAAATATATCGTTCCCATGCTGACCCATGAATCGCACGCGCAATTGTCTCCGCGGAGAATTCATTCTCCCGCTCCGCGATTGACAGAATCATCTGCAGAGCCATGGGAGTAATCGCCCATTTATGCTCTACAATCCATTGGAGAATGTTCATTCTTCAACTCCTTGTGCTATCTGTTGATCTTGGATATCATTTTCGGTCGCATCGAGCTCTGTCGACAGATCAAGAGATTCAAGTCGTTTCTCTTCTCTTGACAAACGATTCATTGCTCCATCCCAGTCATTGCCAGTAATGGAAACATATTCGTCCTCGTAAGTCGCAAGACGATTTTTAATTCTCAAGATAGAAGCTTTCGTTTCTTTCAGCGGATCAAGCTGATCTTGCCCAGGACCGGTCCATACTGAACTTGTCCAGGCATCTTGAATGAGCGGATCACTGAAAAATCCAGGAGCGGAAATTCGCCCCTTGACGATAGCTTCTATCAGCCACTCTTTATATATCGGTTGACAGAAATATGTCGCAGCCCAATGCCGACGCTCACGATAGAACTTCCACGCTTCTTGAAGAGCGGCTCTTGAAGCAGAATAGGACGAACTGAAATGCAGCATCAACTCTTCGAACGGCATTCCTATTGCGGAGCCAATCTGCTTGACAATCGCCAAAAAGAACGGTTCGAAATTCGCATTAGGACGACGAGGATCTGCAAGCGCAATATCCTCTCCCTCTCCCATCTCAATAACATTGCCGGAGCCCATCTCATAAAGAGCATCGTCACGGCCATCGGCACTATTGAGAGTAGATACTCCAGGCGATCCTGCAGGAAATACTCCGGGAGGCATAAATCCTTGCGCGAGTCCATTCGCCACAGGATTCTGTGACTTGACAAAGACAGTAAAATAAGAATTGATAATCGCGGACTGAATCTCCGCTTTTGACAGACGTGTGACCTGCTTCAGCTCTTCAATAACAGGAGCAAGCATAGGAACACCACGACGCTGACCAGGACGTTCTTTGTCAAAAAGATGAAAAACCTGCCGACGTCCTGTCTTGGATCCATAAGCAGGAATGCGAACCCAACGATCCATCCCATGCATCGAGCCTGCCAATCCGTCGAGAAGAGGTCTACGGAAATGGTACGCGACAGGAGCTCCGAAATCATCTACCTCTACTCCTCCGCTCACTCTGTTCGTATCCATCTGAACGTACGGATTGCAAACAAAATCACCTTCGATAATTTGGATCCGAAGATCGTATATCTGTCCCAACCTGGGAATGCGCGGAGTCAATGCAAAACAATCACCGCTGAGAATTGTAGACAAGAAGGCAAGTCCAGTAAGATGAGGAAATGCCAGAGTTCTTGCCGCATCACACTCTTGTGTATTCGCCCAGGACAGGAACTCTCGTTCGGTCCTACGTTCCCAAGCATCTGCTTCATCATCTGTCAATCCCAAAATTTCGCGATCGATGCGACATTGCAGGCGCAATCCGAATCCAATAGCATTCGTTTTAAGACGTCGAATTGCGCCTGTCGCCAAAGGAGTATTCATGTAAAGATCGCGAGAGCAAGCTCGCAATGATTCCAGCTTCGGCAGGATATCTTCATCAGGAGTATTCGCACCAGGATTCCATGACCGCATGGATCGCTTCGGAGATCCGGAAGTTATGAATCCATTATCCTCGAGACCAGAAAGAGCGGCACGAAACCGAACCCTCTCAAAAGTCGCGCGCGGATTGACATAGCGAAGTATCTTGTCAAGCAGATTCAGTCGAATGGCGTCTGGCATAAAGAGCCCCTTTGTACCTTAAATATACTATTAAAACACAAAGGAATGCAATATATTTTTTCAGTATGTCAATCGTATGGCAATTGTATGGCAATTGTATGGCGTTCTCAAAAATCATCACGGAATACCACTCGGCGGACGCGCATCCTGCCTGATCCAGATAATTGGTCGTGCACTTTTTGCCATTCAGCACGACCGGCACGAATGGCGGATAGATTTGCACGAGTGTATGTCCGCGTCCCAATTGTATAAGATTGGTTCATCAAAACTGCTTTTTCTGCTTCAATATACTTCGTCAACATCTCCTGAGCCTGAGAAATTGTTACTGATGCCATCTGTCAACTCCTTTGTTTAAGATAAACCTCGAGACATCACTCGTCTCCTACGACGAGGACCTTGTCTTTGAATTGTAATCTGTTGTTCGGGCATCTGCAATGAATCGAACTGCGGATTCAATATATGCAGAGCCGCGACGTTAAGACATCGAACGTCAAGAGCCTCGTTTCTCCTACCTTGCGGAAGGATCCACCTCAGCCGATACCGTCCTGCTGTCCACTTCCTATCAAGATATTCACTTGTCAATTGATTGAAATAAGCCTTGTCGTAGCAATCCTTTTTCGGCCAATGACACAATCCTGGTCCTGATTCTTTGATCTGAAAATATGAATAGAGCTTGTTTTTTATTTCGTCAACGAAAGCACGAAACGGCCAGACTCCATATTTATTCATCCGCATCGGTCTATCAATGTATCCATGTCCCCATCCTTCATCGCCCTTCACTGGGAAAATGTTGCGATGCTGGCGAATTCGGCAGAACTCATAAACTGTCTTCGTCAAGAATCCACTGTCAATCGCGGCGATTGAAACCGGCATCACGCTTCCTACTTTCGTTCTCCATCCGCGATTCAAGAACTGATCGAGTTGAATCCATACGTCTGGTTTCTCAGTATCGCCGCGAAATACGGCATATTCAATTCCCCAGGATTCCATTCCGCGTCCCCATCCAATTACTTCTGTTTCCAAACGATCTTTCTGAACATCGGTCGCGGCGGTTAAGATCAAAACTCCCTCTGGAACGTCTGCGCCATAATCCTCTTTTCTCTCTTCCAATATACTTGCTTTGATAATACGACCAGACTCGCTCCAGGTTTCTCCAAGAACTGTATTAACAAAAGTCTTCAGTAGAGTATTATCGTGTTGACGGACTGCACGAAGATACAGATCCACCGCTTGGCTCCACTTATAAAATCCGTATGGACTATAAAGTGATGAAATATGGAAAGATGGATATTTCGCATCAGGATTTTCTGCTCGCCACTCACCATGCAAGAGCATCGCTGTTTTATGTCGTTCTTCAATAAGTACTCCACATCTTTCACACACCAGACAAGCAGTCGCCGGATCATCATTCTCCCATTTTATATTTGACCATCGTATGTAATCCATGTTACCGCAATGAGGACACGGAACATAGTATCTCTCTTTCGTGCCTTGTTCGTAGAGCGGCTCTATGGCAGATGTTTCTTTGATAGTGGGAGTTGACACTCTGTAAATCTTGCGCCTGGGAAAGTTCGCTGTTCGGCGAATGGCAAGTTCTGATGGACTTCCTTCCTCTTGAATATCCTGTTCGTAGCTATCTTCTTCATCCAAAAGCAATCGCTCAATTGGCATAGAGCGCAACGATGCAGCAGAGTTTGCTCCGCCGAAACGTATCATCCCGCCCGGGAATGTCTTTACTTTTGCAGTATCGCCAGTCTTTCGTCCGCGACTTTGTGTTCCAACTCTCGTTGCCAAATCTGGCATCTCATCCAACGAAGGCTCGAACCTCTGCTTGACAAAGACCTCCACATCCACAAGAGTCTTTTGAACATACAACATGGGAGCTGGTGAATAATCGATCGTATAGAGCATATAATTTACCGCACATTCCGTGAACCCGAGTTGCGCACCTTTCATCACAACGATCTGCTGGCAAGGATGCACCGGACTCAGAAGCTGCATAATACGCTGAAGAAACGGAAAGCGCTCCGTTCTCCAAAGACCTGCCTCATGCGCAGACATCTCTGGGAGTATTCGATACTGGTCCGCCCACTCGTCGATAAGCAGCGGTGGCCGCGGAGCAAGAGCACGAACGAAAGCTCCATAGAGCGGCGATTTCTGCACTCGCCGATCCTCTTTGATCTTACGTTTCTTGTGCTTCAATACTTTATGTTTTAATTTATTCACATTGCCCTCCCCATTGTTCGGCCATCGCTTGAGCGATTCCAGGAAATAATTTACTTCTATGTAGACTCCTATCTCCTTGACAATGACCGAACCATCGTGACTTCATTGCGGGAGATCTTTCGTACATAATCTTGGTCGGTCTAAGATACGGCAATCCTTTTAACCATAATAAAGTTTTTTTACAATATGGATGTCCAAATTGCCAAGGATTAATCACCTGAGAATGTTTTGGTAACTGATAGATCGTTGAATATTGCGGATTCTCTATTGCTATTTTTTTACATTCACAATTATAGAACTTCGTAAAAAAATCGCGAGCTTCTATTCCCTTCAAATATCTTTCTAAATTGAGATGCTTGTCTTTAAATAGACGAACCGCTCCCATGTGAGATAAATATGTGCAAGGAGGAAAAGCAATAATAATATCCCAATCAAGTTCCAATAATGGTAAGACATCTTGTTGTAGATGCCATTCTGGATGTCCGCCAGAACATGGTCTTAAATCACAAGAATAAAATTCATGTCCTAAGTTTCTAAATGCTTTGCAAACAGTTTGAGATTCTTCGCAAGCCGCAAGACCTCTCAATTTATTTATCTTCTTCTTCGTCAACTTCGTCTTCTGCTTCAACAATTTCTTCGATACGATCATGTTTCTCCTCAATCTTTACTCTATACTGGAGACTTGACAGAGCGTGACGAACTTCGGCTGTCAAGTCTGAATGGATTTTATCTGCATCGGTGATCGATGCAAAAATCTCAGCGACACGATCAGGTATAGATAGCATAGCTTTTTGAACACGAGTTGCGATTTCTTCCCATTCGCGCTTCACTGTTTCTACTTCTATCAAAAGACCAGCATCTTTCAAGAACTTCAGCTTTGCCTGCTTTGCAAGATAAACCTGTTTAATTGACTCTGCTTCCAATCGACTCATCGCAGGATGAAAATCTCCATCTTCATCCACTGGATCTGGGACATCATCTATTGGATGCGAGAATGGTGACTTATCGTTCTGCAATGATCCAGAATCTACCCTCTTATGCCGAACCTTCTTACTGTTATTAGCAATACCGAATTGCGGTCCCGGCATATATCTTTCAGGATGCTGCGATGTGCTGACGAATGTATGTTTATTTCGATAGAATTCTATACGAGGTCGACCATGCCATTCCTCAATGACCACTCGCCCCGACTTCACAGCGTAGAACAAGGCAGTCCGCGTAATCCGCAATCGTCTGCAGAACTCTGCTTTCGTAATGTATTCTTGGAGTTCGTGCATAATTATCCTATTCTCATATCTTGTAGAATGCCTGTTTTATTCGCTGAGAGCAGCTTGCACTCGGCTAAGGCATCGTTTAATTCTGTCTTAATCTATGGTCCGACGTTAAGCCTGTTAGAAATTGATCGTATTTTCAGAGCCGAGCGCGTTGGACA